TCATAACCAACATACCCATCGACACTAAAATAACTAATTATATTTTAGATGGTAATGGTGCTGCTAATGATACTAATTGGAATAGAAACGTAACTGATTTCGATACTATCCTTACAACCCGTAATCCAGTTAACGATTATACTGGTAGTGGTGCTAATACTAAACCTACAGTTAATATTGGGGAAGTGAAATTAGAAAAGTCTTCACAGAGTAGATTAAATGATATCCATCTAGTGTTAAAGGGTGGCCAGTTAACAGGGCATAGAATTAAAGTGGCCTATGGAGATAAACATAATAGTTTTTTGAAATTACAGACTCACCTTAAAGATGAAAGATTTTTAGAGAACTTTAATCGTACTGATGTTGCACCTTATTTAGATAAACTCTCTAATGTTTCTTTGTATAGTTATTTTATTAATAGTGCAGTTGACCCTAGTAATGGTGCTTTCAGATATGATTTGGCTAGGTCTAATACCTCATTATACCCCTATGTTAGAGGAATTCTTAGTTATCTAGATTATTTTAATGGTGCTATAGATATAGAGAGAAGAGTGTTTTCTGGAGTAGTAGAAAGTGTAGAGCAAGTTATTGAAGATGGAATGTTTAAATTAAAAATTAAAGGTAGAAATAATATTTCTGATTTACTAGGTCCAGTAATAAATAAAGATTTTAAGTTTACAGATGATATTATTTATTCTACTGTTGGTCCGATAGAAAGAATGGCTCAACTAAGTCAAATTAACCATGATACTGCTGCTGGAATATATGAAGTGGGAACTACAGCGATTAAAATAAGTGGAATCTCTTATAATAGTGCCACTCAAGAAGGTTCCCCAGTTAATGCTACTGCTGGGGATATGCTTTATACCGCCACTGGTACTTTTTTAGGTAGAATATATTCTATTACTGGAAGTGGCGACCCTTATACTGTTACCTTTGAAGAAGGCATACCTACTAGATTAAAAGATGATGAATCTATTTTTATTAGTGGTAATGCATCAGCATATTTACTTAATCAAACTCCTCAATCATTTACAGATATAAGTGGTAGCCAAGGAGATGACTTTAAAGCCAAAGGTAATATGATTAGTTTTTCAAAGGCTATGAGTTCTAATCCATACAATACCACTAGGGTTAGTTCTTTAGTCGGAGCCAGTAATAAGGGGGTTATATTCACAGGTGGTAATTCTCTAACTTTAACTAATGGTGCGCCAGTGGGAGAGGGTAATACATTAGTTGGAACTTCAGCCTCTACTAATCCTTTAGCCAAGGGATATAGTATTCACGGAATAGGAAGTATAGATTATGATTTACCTTTCTATTGTCATTTCGCTGATGAAATAACTGGGACTAATACTATTGATTATACTAATTTGAACACTGTTAATTCCTTAACAGAGTATGATATTATTAGTGTTAATTCTAATAAAACAGAAACTACAATAGAAGTAGCCCCTATTTGTCCAGCAGTATTAGCGAGAATAGATAATAATCCTTTAGATGGTAGAGATAAAATATTGGTAACTATGGATGGTAATTTCCCCACCTCTTATTCTAGTGGATATAATGGTCCTATTGAATTTTCTACATGGATTAGAGAGTTAAAGATGGGAGATTATATCTTTAGTTCTAGTGGGGAATTATATGGCCAAATTATTGATATTAGTGTAGGGAGTACAGGGGTAGATACTAGCGAAGCCGTGTTAGAAGGAAATTTATTCACTATTACTTTAGATAGACCACTGTTTGAAGCAGTAACTTCTAGCACATCCATTTGTAAATATTATACTAGTAGCACACATGATGGTCATTATAATGGTACGGGTATGTATTTTGGCACTACTACTGGCCTCGCTAATTTATCTGGAACTAATTATATGGCTAGTAGATTGACGGCTAGTACTACTGCTAGTAAAGATTTTTTGAGAACTTTAAAACCTAATATGAGAATAAGAATAGAAGGTGGAGATGATGCTAATATGAATGGGGTGTTTTCAATAACCCATGTCTTTGTTGATGATGAAAGTATTTTCGGTGAGGATACTCCATCAGTTCATATCAATTCTAGAAAAATAGAAAGTGGAAAAAATGCAGCGGCTTCTGTTAATGCATTTCACGTTCATAGTCATACATCTTCTTCATTCACTGTTAGAATAACAGTATTAACCGATTACTTCACTCAAGGATTATATTTCCTAAACACCCAAGGATTAACTCAGGGTGGAATATTAACTTTAACTAATAATTATCTATCTAGCCCTAACGCTTATGATAATACTTGTAAACCAATTAAATATTCAGGGGGATTGCATCACTTTATTACTGATAACTCTATTACAGTTGATGGCACTGAGGGTAGTCTTACTAGATATAATCTTAATGCTTCAGAACCAGTAATATTCAGTGATGTAATAGACAGATATGGTAATACTAAATGGCGATATTTTGGATTACAAAGGGGTAGATATCTCTCATACATTAATAGAAGAAGGAAAGATGGGCAAATTAAAGAAACTTATTCTACAGAAAAAGGTAGAGTTATCGGGTATTCTAGTGCATATAGAATAGCAGATGCTAAGTTTGGAATAAAAGATGTTTATACTTATCCTTACGCTTATCATAATAATGATTTCGCTTGGAATGTTAATATGTATGACCCCAATATATCCTCACCATATTTAATTTCTTTATATGATGCGAACAGTGATATCTCCACACACCCATATTTCTTAGAATATCTTTCTCCAGAATCTAGAGATTTTAGACCAATATTAGGTAGTAATTTTGCTGATTTTGATAAACACGGAACATATGTAACTTCCCCCGATGATATTGACCATAGGACTTTACAGTATCCTAGATTTATGCCTAGAATTCATGATAATTTTGGTGGAGGGGATTGGCAAGAAGATATGGAAGCCCCTGTTAATAATATAGACGATTCTATCATTTACAAAAAATTCACGGCTAATAATGGAATTACTAGCGTAAGTAGTGATACTAACTTTAGATTTAAATTAAATGTAGATAATACTACTGACCTTAATTGGGATATAGAATACGAAGCCAATTCTGACACTAGACCCTTTCCCGCCGCTATTAGTAATAGATGGATTAAATTAAGCAATTATAATGACCGTGTAATAAATCGTGCCTTTAAATTAGGAGCATCCGGTAGTGGTGATGCGAATATTAGAACCCTCATACCCCCTTATACGCATTGGGATAGTTCTGGTACTTCTACCGTTCAAGCGGTAGGTAAACTTACGGGCGATGTTAGTGCTAGTGGTTTTGAGGAACTAACCATTCTTTATCCTCCACATATTGGTCCTAAGTTTGATGGCATTACTAGAGCAAAAGACCATTGGGAATTACCCGACCCCAAAACAATGAGATGGCACATATTTTCTCCTGCTGATATGTATCCAGATTCAATGTCTAGAAAACATCATATTGGCTATTCGGGAATAAGTAGAAGTTTTACTGACTACAATATTATGTTAAAGGGACAGGGAACATTCACTAAAAGTAATACCTCACATGAATTTTATGAGGGTTCTTTAGAAGAAGAGATAGAAACAGATGACCAATATGATACTTTACCAATTACTACTGCTTCTATTCTCCCATCCGAAATTAAAAGATTTGGTTTAATGAGATTAATTGATTGCACTTATGATTGGCATTTTAACCTCATTGACCCTGAAAGATTACCAAGAGATATGACTAAACTAACTACTCCTAATTTTGAATATACAAGGTTCCAACCATTAAGAAGATTAGATGCTAAAATTACAGGTTATGATACTAGTGGTGATGTGTTAACAACAAGTGTTAGTGATATTACCAGTCATCTCCAACAGGGGGACCAAATATTCACTGATGAGGGAAGGTATATTGGAAAGGTGCATACATTAAATGATGTTACTGATGCAAGCACCATTACTATGTTGGGGGATTACCTTAAACATAATATATTCAAATCTGATGGAGATAAAGCACAATACTTTGGTTATGTTCATGTTTGTGGAGATGGAACTACTGGAATTCATGATAGGGAAACTTCAGATTCATTTTATCAGTTTACAACTAAAGGTAGAGGAGGAACTAATACCTTTACTGAAGTTGGTGAATCTTTAAAATTAAATATGCTACAATCAATGATTAATGCGGCCAAACATGGAGGGACTAATAATCAAGAACAAGTTCCTTATGGAACTATAACGGGAACTATAGAGACTGGTGCAACTTATAGTCTTGGGAGTGTAATCTCTGTTGCTGATGCGGCTAACTATAGCACAGGTATGGGAATTGCGGGTAAAAATATTTATGGTGGAGCGGTAGTTACTGCGAGAGATACTTCCGCTAATACAATAACAATTTCTCCTACCCCATCAGGTAGTCAAGATGGAGGCATAACTCGTTTACCGAGAGGTTCAGGTATCCCATCAATCTATAATCTTACTACTCCAAGTTTAGATATTAGAGATTCTGGAATAACAGAAAATAAATTTTTAAATCACTTTAGTAGAAATTTTTCAACCTTGCAAGATAAAATTAACACAACGTCGTCATCTGTAACGAATTCATTTATAAATAATGGAACTTTTGTTTTACCTCCCGCATTTAGGACTTTTTATTCTGAAAGATTAGATTTCGGTGCAGTAACGACACTTAAACATGACACTCATAGAACCATCAACGCTATGGCTTCAAAGGAAGATTTGGTTATTGATGATGCGGCTGTTGGTACGGTAGTTAACAATCGTGATACAGAATATGCTCACGCTTCTAATGTGTTAGAATGGATGCAAAACGGAGGTAATCCATATTACGGTTGCGATATTGTATTTTTGGGTTCTTACTCTGTTGAAAACTCAATAACTAAACCTAGCATTGGGGGAAAAATAGGAACGGCATGGGGTGGTATATATCCTCAAAATTTTGCTCACTCTAAGTCTAAAAATGATGCGGTTACTAATCCCTTAGCCGATAGTATGTCTGGTCGCCATACGATAAAGTATGGAAGTGGTAATGCTCCTGATGCTGATTTTGCTAATGGTCGTAGTGGAGAATATTCATTTGTGACCATTGAGCCTAACCTTAGAACGTCAGGTTATGCTACCTTTAATTCAGATGATGATAGTGATTCTGAACCATTCTTTGATTCTGAATCTTCTAATTATGTAGCAGCGGGAGTTTATTCAGCCTTTGTTCCTCAACTATGTTTAGATTCAATTACAAATGAATTAGGTTCACTCCTTCATGGTCTAAAATCAAATGTAATTAGTAATGCGGATGTAGATAGTGAAATAAAACAAGGGGTAGTTACATTCAATTCCATTAATGGTAGTAATTCCAAGGAGGGGGTATTAAAAATAATAACAAGGCCACCCATAAGTGGATTAGTTAATGCAGATGATTGGAGTTTTGAGGTAAGTGGTGTAGTCTTAACTCATAACGATGCTACTGTTACCTGTAACGCAGCAGCAATAAGAGTGGGAATGGAATTGTATGTACAAGGGGGAGTTGGTGCTACTGTATCATCTATGCCTAGCAATGCAGTAGTTACTAGTATCAATGCGGGAACAGAGGGAGTGAATGTAACTTCATTTGAAATGAATGGTATTTTTGACCATTCATCAGGAACAAGTTTTACTGGCCAAACTCTTAGTTTTTCCGAAGCCCCATTTAAATGGAATCATTTCTTAAACTTTACAGATTTAACCGGAATGTATTTGGTTGGTAATTTTGGATTTTCTGCTGGGGATAATCCTACGAGTGGCAATCAATATGCTGTTAGTGTTGGGGGTGCAAATCACGCAGTAGATTTATTAGGTGCTGTTCCATTTAATAGTGAGGCTACTGTTGCCCCACAGTCACTTGAACTACTTATTAATCACAGCATCTTTAAACAGACTGATGGTGTATTTACGAATGGTGTAAAAGGGAGAAGTATAGCGAGGGGCATACATAAAGCAGAGGGTAGTTGTGAGAATATGATGGTAGTCCCTGACCATGTAATTTATATCAAAGAACATAGAAGAAATATTACAGGTAAAGAAGTAGCACATGAATTACTAATTGATAATGTACCATTAGATAAGGAAGGTAATCCTAGATTTTATAATAATTATAGGGTTATGCGCCCCGCTGAACATTGTCTTTGGGCCACTTCTCCAAATGAAATAGATATGTATAAATTATCTGCTCAGACTACAAAAATGCCAAAAAGTAATGCAATGTATGGTCATACCCCTAGCCAATCAAGAGTTTCTAATCAACATAATTTTACTGGTTCTAATATTGGTTCTACTACTCTTGACACCAGTACTAAATTTGGAGAAAATGAAGCGGTGATGTCAATGTATGTTGCAGTAGATATGGATGCTAGGCATTCTCAACAAAAGCAATTAACGCAAACTGCTACTATCGCTATTGGTGAAAATGTAGTAGTTTTCAATTCCTCTGTTGCTAATGATATACAAGTTGGAGATAAACTAAAACTAGGTAATCAAAAATGTTATGTTAAATCTATATCTGCTAATGGATTAAATGTTACAATAGCAGGTAGATTTGCTAGTGATTCTGCTTTGAGTGGGGCGACTGTTCATCTTCTAAATAATACATTTACGGTTCTTAGAGATTACGCACATTTATTCAATCCTAGTGGAAATAGAAATACTTTCAAAAGTGGAGAAGCATACAATATGTTACTCACTGATGGATTAAATAAGCAAAAAATATCTATGGGTGTAGAGGCAGATTATTATCACGATAGAGCATTGTGTAGATTATCTATTGGTAAAATTGAAAATGATTTATTAGGATTAGTTTCTTTCGGAGAAATATTCTCAATTAAAAGTAATGTGCCTACTAATTTACCAAATGTAACTTCTGCTAAGATAGGTTCTACAGTGGCCATTGGAGAAGAAGTTGAGGACATTATTAATAACTTATTATCAGGGGAAGATATACAGTATGATATTTCTGATAATAGAGAATACCCTTATTATCTCACTCCTAATTTCCAAGGTGTGGATTTATTCAATGCTACTAACTTCGCTGCTAAATATAAAGAAAAAGAAATAAGGGTAGACGAAAAGGGAGTATCTCTTATTAAACAGAGTAATGATTTAGACTTTAGGGATATTGTATTATCTTATGATAATAAAGATTTAAGAATTATTAGCGTAACTAGAAATAAATCTACCTTTGATTTATACAATGAAATAATTGTATATGGTAATGGAAAGAAAGCCATTAAAAGAAATCGCAAGAGTATAGACAAGTTTGGTAAGAAAACTTTAGAAGAGGTAAATATGGAACTTATTTCACAAGACGATGTAGACATCCGTGCTAAGAAACTCCTGAAAGCGCACTCTGATGGTGATGATAGGTTCACAATTAAGATGTCGAGTAAGGGAGTCGAATTCATAAAAGCGGGAGATATCATTACCTTAGATTTCCCAAGTGAAGGAGTCCCTGCTGATACTTACAAAGTTTATGAGATAAGAAGGGAGTTAAAAGGACTCCTCGAATTAGAGGCCGGAACTTACAGAAAGGATTTAGCGAATCGTTTTGCTGAATTATCTATGACTAATAAATCTAATTCTGCCTCTATCAGGGGTAGTCAATTCACTTCGACCACTTCTCCACTAGACTTCTTTGATTCAGTTAAACTGAAAGAATTAAGACTGATGATTAAAAGGGTCGGTTTAGTAGACAGTAATGCGTTCACATTAGGATTCCAAACATTGACGGAAAGAAAACTAGACTTTGAGACAACTATGGGGCCACAAGAAACAGTCACAGAAATAATAATAGATGAGGATTTTATATGATAACAGACAATACTAAAAAGAAAATGGCACTATTCCTTAGAGAATTCTTTGGTAGCACATCAGGCAAAGTTAAACTAGGAGTTGGTGGAGGTGGAACCAATCCTACTTCTACTACTCTCGATGTTCCATTACCAGTCAGCACAGATTCTTCCACCACCTCTAGTTCTTCTGATGATAAGGTTGTAGAATTTAGAGGAGATTTTACAGGGACTGAATTACAAGGTTACACTATTAGAGAAGTAGGATTCTTTGGAGATGTTCCTACTGATGCAGAGATGGCAGTAATAGATACTAGTGGATATAATTATAGCCCAGTTGAAAATATTATGCTTTCTAGAATTAACTTTGACCCAATAGGAAACTTTTCAACTAGTGATACTATCGAAGTAATATATACGGTGGAGGTAGAATAGTATGGTAGCCAATTCTGGAAAACTAAGTACAATAAACTCAAACCCCACAGCCATATTAACCGATAAGGTAGATTCTCCTCATTCAGGATTATTTACTGGCATTCACTCTATGGCTCAAGGTAATTATGCTTTGAAGGACCACGCTTCAACATTAGGATTTGCTCACACCTTCACTACAAGTAGTGGAGTAATAAGAGTAGCATTAACAGCGGGAAAGGGATTTTCAGATGGTAAATACATAGCGGTTGATGCTTTATCTGCTCACGATTTAACACAACCTGCTACCGGAGCATTCTATCATTGGGCAGTATTTACTGATGATGGTGATGGAACTGGAACCGCTGATATTATTCTAGGTTCAACTGATGGGGTGGTTCCAGAATTAACTGCTGGTAGCACTCCTATATCTCTTATTAAAATACAATCAACTGATACTCATGGCACAGCAGCATTTCAAACATTCACTACTAGTAAGACTGAAAACGCATTATCTATTGGTTACTCTAATTCTAATGTATATACTGAAATGTCAAAAATAAGTTCTGCTGCCACTGGAACAACTGTGGAAGTAGGAAGTGCTGGTGGAGATTTTATAATTGATAATACAGACCAAGATAAAAAAATAGTTATGAGATTGGGGACTGATACTTCTGCTACTGCGTTTGAAGTAAGAGATAATTCTGATGCAGTTAAGTTCTCAGTTGCAGGGGATGGCACTTTTACTGGAATACCAATTACTTCTGTGGCTAGTGGTGCTAATAATAGAATTCCTACATTCACTTCTGCTAGTGCATTAAATGGTGAAGACAATTTAACTTTTAATGGTAATCAATTAGGCGTTACTTCTGGTATAAACAACACAGCGTTGTTGGTCACTGGAGATTCGGTGACTACAGATGCGGTTGCTGAAATAAACGGAGATGCATTGACCACAGGTAGATTATTACATTTACATAGTGACGCTTCCAATACTAACACTAGAAGATTATTAAATATTCATAATGACCATGTTAGTGCTACTGGTGTTATCCCATTATATGTTAGAAACGATTCTACTGGCCCAATTGCTCATTTTGAAGGAAAAGGAAATAGTGACTTTTTAATTATTGAGAGTACAGATGACGGTGCTAGTGCGGCTCCAGATATTGTATTATATCGTAATAGTGCTGATGACCCCGCTGATGGTGATGATTTAGCCCACCTTCTTATTAGGGGAAGAAACGATAATGGTAGTGGCACTTTTGCTGATTTTAGATATGCTGACCAATTTTGGGAAATAGTAGATACTACTACTGGAACAGAAGATTCTCAAACCGCTATAAGAATTAGAAAAGGTGGCAACTTAGAATATAGAATTAGATTAACTCCTGATGGAAACCTCATTAATGGGGATGCTAATTATACTGGAACAGTAAATAATTCTTTACAGGTCAACCATAAAGGGGCAGATAATGACGATGGAATATTAGTTGTTAGAGATGACAACTCAACGGGCGATGGTGATTTACTCGGTGGTATTGGTTTTGATTCTGCTGATGCTGCTGGTAGTGAACCTAGTTCAGTTACAGAAGCCTCTGCATTTATTACGAGTTACGCTACAGAAATACATTCAAATGCTGATAAAGGTGGTAATCTTAAATTCGGTGTATCTTTAATTGATGAAGATAAAGATATAGTGTCAACTATTTTAGCGACAGTTGGGCCACCTGATACATTAACAGCATCTTCTGGTTCTAATATTACTACTTACGCAGGTATTGCGGGTAGAGCAACCACTGTAGTTTTAGCAGCATCTACTACTTATACGGCTACAACCGCTGATACTGGGATAGTTATTGTTTTAACAACTACCACTTCTAAAGTAGTATTACCTGATATTCCGAATACTTCTACAATAGGAACACAATTTACTGTTATTAATGCAGGTGGTGGAACGATTGCTGATGGTATAACAACTGGAGATGCAAGTAATTGTAAAGTAAATGGAGCCGTTCCTTCAAGTGGGCAAGTAAGTATTGCCGATGATAAGGTTTACACCTTTATTCAATTTGCTGCCGATGAATGGCAGAGAATAGGGTGATTGAATGGTAGGGTTTCATTGGCAATTAGGAGTTGTTCAAGGTGGAGCATCTGTTTCTGTTTCTGCTCCTACTGGCGCAAGAGTAGAAGATTCTGGTGGAAATGCTGACAAAGTAAATTTCTCTGCTTCTGGTGGTGGAAGTGGAACTATAGATAACGGTAATCCTCTTGATATAAGTTCATTATTGGGACAAACCATATCCATTAGTGCTTATGGAGACACTACTGGTGGAGGAACAGTTGCTTCTTGGTCATGGGGTATAGTCGTAGTTGATAATGGTGCGGGATTAGTCGTTTCTTCTACCCCAACACCACCTTCTACTCAAAATTGGACTGGGGCTAATTACGCTATAAATTTCAGTTCAAGAAGTGGGGAAATGGCAATATTTGAATTACAAATTACTGCTACTAATAGTGGTGGTAGTAGTCAAGGCGCATTTGAATTAGTATTCATAAATCCTTGAAAAAAGTATCTAATTTTTGCAATTTTTAGTTTTTCTAAGTTTTAATGTTGAAATCCTAGTGAAATATCTATGCTCTTAATTGTAATCACTTATAAATAGATTTAAATTAGGGTGGATAAATCTACCCCAATATAAAATAAAATAAAAAAAGAGGAAGAGGCCGAAGCCTCCTCCCCTATACTTCAAAAACTTCTTAACTAAATTCACTTTGATAAGACCCATGCGGATTTCCGACTTGAATATAACTGATGAATATGATACCATAAGCAAACATGCCACTCTTAGTGAAGCCGCTAAGAAAATATTAGCATTAGAAAGAGGGGTATTGGTAGTCGTGGATGATAAACTACCTATGGGTATAGTTACAGATTCCCACATGTTAGTTGCCATGTCTAATGATTTAGATTGTAGAGTTGAAAAATGTGAAGACCACTTAGATTCCAATATCTTATCTGTAAATTATAATAGCACAGTTAAAGAGGCGGCTTTAATGATGAATGTAAAGAAGCCTATAGCGGTTACAGTGGTAGATGATAATCTAAAACTAGTAGGTTATTTTAGCCCTAATGATTATAGGGATGCGATTGCATCCTATAACGCTTGATAGTTATCTCCAAAGGTGATTACAGTTTGGGCATTCCCAAATTTTGATAATCTCATTATCACCAATATAGTTTCCCTTTATCCTTCTAGGGATGATATACCTGCCACAATTGTTACATTTATATTTTAAAGCCATTTCTATCTCATCTTTTTATTATTATTTTCTTCAGCCATTAGGTTGTTGATATACTCTTCAACAGTATCTTCTGTTACAGAAGCACTACCAAACGCCGCAAAAAATAAAACGCTAATAAAAATCAAAAACAAAAGCCATCCAAATACTTCGCCAGTTTCCATTACCATTCCACCTCCATTTCTATTTCTTGTTCTTTCTCTATGTTGAATGCTTTGACAACTCCGTTGTCTTGTCCGTGTTTCCATAATTCATATACTAATTGAGAATCTTTTAAACAGTAATCCACAACAATATCATATTCACCTTTCTTCCATAGTTTTGGAGCGTCCATACTATCTAAGGTCTTTTGTTTACCTAAAGTGTGGTCAACTAAATTGTTTAGAGAATATCTCTCTCCATGATTTGATACGAAATATTGGCTAGTATCAATGTATTGTTTGTTAGTAATATATTTTCTAATGCAGTAAATATCCATTGCATCTCTAAGAACTGGTAAATCAAAGGCCACAATATTATGTCCTAATAGTTGACCACCTTTTTGGAAATGATTATCTAAATCGAATTTTAATTCCCTTAATGGTTTAGTTTGGACTCCTGATTTAGAAAAGGTATCAGATACTGGTTCATCTACATAGACAGTTCCAGTATCTCCATTCCAAGTGGTTACAGTAGATACTAGAAACATATGGGTGTTACCCCATCCTCCAATGTCAGTTGATAGGTTTTTAGTTTCTAAATCAATAGCCATGACATTATTCATTCTTTCCGCCCCATAATTTCAGCACTTCTTCTCTTTTCTCTTGTTCAGGAGAAGGCTCAACAATATAATTGCCTCGCTTAAGGAAAGCACACAATTTGTTACCGGCTACGCTAACAATTGAGGCTACTTCCCAACCTTCTGCTCCTTCCAAGTTCAGTGCGTCAATCATAGTTTTTGGGCCATCATTAACATCAAATACCACATATTTATTTTCCCATGTCGCTTTCATTTATCTATTCCTCCTGTTTTTTTGGTCTGATATATGCCTGTCTACCTTTCTTTTTAGACTCAAACATTTCACTTAGAGTATTGTATTTATTATAAATCCATGCGGGAGATTGTTCTAGAATTTTACCTGCATCATCTAAGATTAGTTTCTTCCAGACATATCCCCCTTCTAACTGTTCCTGTGGTTTAGCCCTATCCAATGCTACTTGATAAGCATGTTGGAACTCCTTAAGTGAACTTTTTGCGGCAATAGTTTTCCTTTCACCCTTCATAGCATTTTCTAACCATTGCACTAAAGCCATGTAACATTTCCTAACTACATAGGCTCCCTGTCTAACATTAGCAACTGAAACGATGAATCTTTCATCAGGATTAGTGATACCTTTAGACATAGATATACAATTTAATACTGCTAACTTACCTATGTATTCTACTAGATTCATTTCAAATAAACGAATTATGTCTCTAATTCTAGGGTTGACATTAGAAATATACTCTAATAAAACATTGTGTGCGCTATCTAACGCCTCCATTGCGTCTGGATTGTAACTAATAGTTTTTAATTTATCTTTACCTACCGATTCAAATCGGGCTTTAGTTAATTTGTATATTTCTAAGATACCCTTCTTTAGATGTAAAGGTGGCCCTTTAGTTTTAGATATAGTTCCAAACCCTTTTATTACATCTTTTCTCATTTCAGTCTTGGTATCATCGGGAACATCCCAAATAAATGGTAGAAATCTTTGAAGGATACCCTTTTCTGCTACCGTTTTCAATAATTGGTCTGGTGGAAAAGTACAAGCCATAAGAGAATATCTACAATCTAATGGTATTACTGGCTTACCAGTTAGAATCTTTTCATATACATTTGAACCATTGTGGAAGTTATTCATTAAAGTCTGGAAAACAATGTTCATATTCTCCTTGTGATTTTTATCTTTAAAAACACCACTTCCTTCAAACTCATCAGCAAACCAAATACCTTCTCCATGAATTGGACCCAAGTGAACATTCCATCTAGAAGAGTTCGCATCCCTTTTTTCTCTAGCAGACCTTATCGCTTCTGTTCTTTCATCAACAGTATAGATTATATTCTCATCAATCTCTTGCATCTCTCTACCATAGATTTCTTCTGCGTTTTCACTGAAATTTTTATTCTCAGTGTGACTACCTACTAAGGAAGCAGTATTATAATCAGCAAAATTAACTACATCTGAATCTACATACTCATCGTCATGCAAGTCTTCATAGATAGACTTAGCAACTGGTGTTAGAACATACATTATCAATGTGGTCTTTCCAGTTCTAGCAGTTTGAATCCAACAAAAGTGAATTCTAGTATCATTAGTGGTTGGCCCGAATGGAATCTCTACCATATTTTTAACCAAATCACCTAATAAATTGTAATATGAAATTATTGCGGGTATGTTATTATATCTGGAATATGATATGGCCACCTTTTCCCAATTCCTAACAATTGCTGGTAAGTCTTGTTCTGAAACTTGAATGTTTTCTTCTTGTATTTCTTCCACATTGTAATAGTATTCTTCTTCATAATTCATTGTATCACCTTCTTTTCTGAGTTAAAAATAGATAGGATTCTATCCGCAGTAGTATCCCCTATTCCTTCTAGAGAACATAGTTCTCTTTTATCACAGTCACCTATCTCCATAAGTGAACCATATTTTTTGATAAGCATCTTTGCTTTCTTTTCGCTAACTCCCTTAACGGTAGTTAACATATTTATTCTCACATCGTCTGTTGTGAACCGCTTAAACATGTGAGGTTTAATTGGTGGTCTATCTACTGGTTGCATCTTAGCAACACTACAGATAATTGATGCTGCTGCGAATTCATCTAGAACCCAAACTGGTTTAATGTCTGAGTCTAAAATGATTCTACCTAATGCACCATAGAATTTATTGGTTAATAATTGCATCTTTCTATTTCTAGGCATAGAATTATACTTGGCAGAATATTTAGTATAGGTCAGTGCATCTCTTAAAGAGCCATAGATGATAACTATATTATTATCATAGCACCTATCCATATTATCTAATTGAGTCCACAGCCTTTTACTAATAACCGATGATAAGAAATCATGAGTAGATTTTGCCTCAAAGCAAGTATTCCCTATAACATAATCTCCAACTTCAATCCATTGCTTTTTAGTAATAATATTCATACTGGTGGCTTTACTTTCCACCTCATCTGATAAAGCAGAGACTTCTCTACTATCAATAATTAAATTCATATTTATTCCTCAAAAGTTAAACCGAAATCTTCTAAAGTCATCTGTCCTTCTAATCTCATTCCATATTCAAATAGCGTAGTTTGTCTCATTATTTCATCCTCCAACATTTTCCAATACAGTAACCGTTATTGATTAGTTTATCACAATTGGGAAAATTATAATTCCCATCTACGATAAAACCAACTCTATACTTAGTTACCTCTTCATTAAAATCCAACCAAACATTATGGTTTTCATGTAATCCTTTAATCTCCGTGGTGATTTTATTCACCATTCTTTGTCTAGTATCTCTACTAGGTGTTACCTTAGTATCAGCAAACCCCACATTGGGGTCAGCCCATAACAATAGGTCTTTATACCAACTAACAAGATATGCTCTTGCTTCATCAGTTGGGTTCTCTACCATGATTGCGCTATGCATACATGGTGGCATAGGTAAATTACCTACATTAATTACTTCAGCCTCTATTTCTGATTCCTCTATAGGAGGAACTTCGGGCCAATTAACCAACTTAGTCCCTCGCATAGGCAAGGCGATTGTGTTAGGGGTTTTAGACATAGTGAGGAAATCGCTCACTCCTAACCCCTTCATCTTAGCCCAATCTAAAGGCACACAATAATAGCAGCCATCTCCATAAGAGGCTTTCATATTCATAGTGTTTCTAACTCTTCTTAATCTTCTACTAGATATAGCGGAACTATCTAAAGTTCCGTTAACTGTAACTTCCTTTACTTCATTAAAGAAAGCATTTAGTCTGCGTATATCTTTAATGGGTTCTCCATAAACATATACATGAAACCCTCTTCCAGAAAAAGACATATCATATTTGTAATCTTTTTCTTCCAAGTAATCCATCACACATCTTAAATCTTCTAAACAACTTTGTATTGCTTCTTGGTTAATTAGTTGCGCTCCAGTATGTTTGTTGACTTCCCCATGATGGGCATCGAAATCTAAAAACACTCTATCTAGAATTACAGTTGATACTACTGCTTGTTTAATAGTATATTGCCCGTAATCATATACTGATGTAAAGACATTCATTTTACCATTATACATTTTAACGAACTCGTTAAACTGTTCTTGATTATGAACTAACTTTCTTTTACTAGCAAAAGTTGATGTTTGTTTATTAGCACTTGGCCATACTTCTCTAGGAAATTTCATTTTAATAACACCATTCCCACTACAATAATAGTGGCAATATTAACTACATTAACCATCATAATTATTCTATTACTGAACTTAAGAGTAGCATGTATCTCCTCCATTGTTTCAGTTAATTTCTTTTGACCTTCTAACATTTCTTCAAAAACCATCATACCCTCTCCACTTTTACATTACCGGCTCTAGTTTGCACTTTACCATCCTTTTCTACTAAAGAAGGTTGAACATCTTTACCTGAAATTAAATCTTCCATAGTTGGCTCTTTAGCAGAATACTTACTAGTTAAAGAAGTTGGTTTCTCCACTGGAAGTGTAGGGGTAATAGTTTCTTCATCACCATCAAAGTTAACGGTTGCTGATTCAAACTTTTCTTGAAAGGCATTCATCACTTCATCTTCTAATGAATCTATTACTGTCTGTTTAAACAAAGAACCGAAGGTTAAATCTTTACCTACTTTAACTTCCCATATTAGTTCAAGTTGGTCTTTCAAGTCCAACTCATGATATAGTTCACCTGAGACTGAAGATGCCACTTCTTTCAGTTTCAACAATTCGTGAAACTTCCAATTTTTACTGTTTATCTTTCTCATTATCTTTTCCTTCATGTTTCAATCCCTCCTTAGTGTATCTTTTTATTTCTTCTTTAGTTCCAAATAAGAACCTCCATATTAAGACTGGAAATAAAGCCACTCCTAATACTACTATTATACCAACGTTCCACACTAATAAGAATAACACAGTTAATCCATCTATTAGTAGCAGTCCTACTTTTTTACTTCTATCTTTCAAATCACCACTCCCATAGTTCTGCTTGTTGGGCCGAGTCACAGATTCCTATATAAGAACAGAACTGACACTTTTTAGCGAAATAAGATGCGGGGAATATACCCTGCTCATAAGCATAAATTAGTTTACCAATGCGCTTAGGTATGCTATTTATTTGATGACTTCTAACTGGTTCAACTTCAAAATAATTTGAGTCTGGATAATACCAAGCCCAATGAGTTATTGGGTCTAAATTACAGTCTGGGTCAGCATCCATTAGCACCTTATAGAAAGCCATTTCTTTTCTCATGTGTGCTTGTTTTCTAGCCTTCCATTGCCCAGTCTTTAATTCAACTGGTATGACTCCATCCCCTTCTTGAAACACTCTATCAATGATACCTTGAAGATGGATAGTATAGTCACGCTTTAACATGAACTTTTTACCTCTTCCTCCCATACCTACATCTTTAGGTATAGTTAATTTAGCGTTACATCTAATTTCATTACCTACTGGTAGATAATTATCTATTGATTTTGATAACTTAGAACTTAGATACCTCTCTGTTTCAAAGGCAGCCATAGTCTGATATACTTCTCCGTAGTCATCAATAGGAAATAAACCCATACAATATTCATATAGATTGTTTTGGTCTAATCCTTCTGCTTTTTTCATATCAAAATCATTATAGAAATCCTCATATGAATTGTGAACCGCTGAACCTCTAGCCATAGCAGCATTAGGTTCAGACTTTCTACCCTCAATATAATTAAATTCATATTGCTTATGACAAAACTCGAAAGTGTTTAACGATGATTTCGTTACTTTAAGTTGTGGCATGGTTGGGTTATCTTCCCATTCTGGGTTCCATTGGTATGTATATTCTGTCATTTATCTTTCCTCCTTAATTTAGTGCTACTTATTTTTGAATAGTCCCATTTCTTATTACAATATGGACATTGTTTTGCGTTAGAATAGTAGATTACGAATTCCATAACTGTGTGGCAATTAGAACATTTAATTGTTATACCCATCAAAACCACTCTCCTAAATCTCTCTGTCTATCGTCTTTCTTTACCGCATCTAAGTCCCAATTCATAGCCTCAAATACGGGTTTTATTTTCTTTATTACTTCTGATTCGGCTAAAAAGTTCCAGTCGGGATTAAAGGGTTCAAACTCTTCTAAGTTTTTTACCGCAATATACTCCGCTTTTCTAGTGTCACCGTTCCAGTTAGTAAAGGTATTAATCTGATTACTTTTGAACTTGGCTTTCAGATGGTAAAAGGAATCATCAATCTTATCTTTGGGGTTAACGTGTTCATTATAATATAACATACCTGCAAACCCTCCTCCAAATACTGGTCTTTTACCTTCTACTGTTGTGCAATCTTTTAATTTGGCATTACAGTTATCTTTTTCACATAAGGAGTCAGGAACAATTCCTAATAATCTCCTAACATAATCAACCGAGTAAGTTTTTCTACATTTACATTTTAATGTAAGGCGATTCTCTTTTACTCGACTTCTTTTAACTAAGTCTAATTTCTCAACTAGACCTTTACGAATATCATTATACATCTTTTTAGTATAACTAATGATGTCTTCTTTTGGTTTCTGAGTAATCCACATCTCTATGGTAGTCTTTTGAACCTCTTTACCTATCTTAGATTCAGCGATTCTTTTTAATGCGAAACCAGTGCTTACAAATTCAGGTTCATTTAGATATACTCCATCTTTCCAATTGATGAATCCAGCATTTCTGTTTCTAGTCGCCCCTACTCCTAATACAGAATAGTATTTCTCGAATTCTAAATCCATAGGATGGTCATCTAAACCCATTAGATTGGGAAATATCTCATCTTGAATGTGTTTGTTTAGAATCTCTCTTATCTCTTGAGCCTTCTCAATAGAAGGTATAGGGACATAGAGTGAATCAGTGTGGGCGTAAACTACTTGCATTGTCTTTTCAACTCCATCAATTCTACTTTAGTAATCGTGGTATAACAAAATATACATCTTAAATAATGTTTAGATATACCTTTCTCTTCTTTACATTCTTTACAAGGTAAGTCACTCATGCTTCCATCTCCTCTATGTTATACACATCCATCCATTCTTCATAGACAAATGGCTTACCTGTTGAATCCTCATAAGAATGAGTAAATCTTGCACCTTGTCTCGGTTTTTCTAATCTTGAGGGTAATACGATTTTAGAAAGAGATACTATTGCTAAGGTTCCATTATGTTGTTTAGCGACATTTTGTAATCCCACTAACCCTTTACTATAACATTGTCTCATTAAATCCATCCAAAACCAGTAAGCGTTACCTATCAATTTTTCACTACTAACATGACATACCTCACATAGAAGATGTAAGTTAATTTCCACATCGGCTTCGGCCTTATCTTCAAAGAGCATTCTTGGTTTTATGTGAGCAGCACATAATGTTTCACACTCTAACCCACAAGCGAAACAGGTCTTACCATCATCCCAATTTTCATTGAAGTATTTGCTACCTTCATGTTCTCGCCAGAAAGGTCTTATTCTTCTGCGTATTGATTGTTTAAGAGTACTACCCATTATTCCAACTCCCTCACTTTAAATGCGGCTGCTCTAATTGCTTCTCTAGCACTAGCAGTAATACTAGCGGCTAAATCTACATCATACCAACCAAATCCTGATAGAGCGCAAACTCCATAGAATGAAGCCAATAATCTTTTAGTGGCCATCTGCATTGAATTCCATTTAACATACTCTTTTTTATTTTCAGACTTTAATGCTTCTAACATCTTAATCTTGTATTCTTTCCTCAATGGTTTAAGAGTAGCAATAGCGTTTGGTAATAGACCCAACTCATCAGTTTTGTAATACTTCCAATCTTCTACTTTTACTTCTGAGAAATCTCTAGGTGTTTTTATGTTCACTTTGAATTCAGTTTCAGTTTCACTTTTAGTTTCCCAAGAAATATTTCTAGCAAGAATACAACTTGGATACAAAGATGCGAAATCGAAAGCGGCAACATTGTTATGTAAACCATTAGTATTTTCTTCTAATGGGTCATAAATCAAAGCCCCATCATATTCTTTCTTCTCAGTATATTTACCAGTGGGTGCTTTCCACCAAGCGTTACGCATGAAGTATGTGCTACCCATATGTGAAACATAAAAGCAATCCTCAAAAGGTGCCTTAATTAATTTCTGAATTGCTAATACCCCTTCACTAAGACCCATCTCTTCATCTATCTTGAAAAGTAATTCAGTATCCTGCATACAGTATTCAAGATAATTAGTTGTGTCTTCTTCCCATGCTTTCATAAAGAATTCATTTCTATCTGTGAACTTAGATTCTTTCTTCTTGCCTTCACCAACAGATACACTAGCACAATACTCTAGAGATGCACTCGGTAGTGTCCCTCTTTGAGAATCATTCCATTGTCGTTCAAAGGCTAAGTCTAAATTTAAACATAGTCTACCTCTAATGGGTTGTTCTATTGAACTATACTGAGTATTACCCAGAGCATTGAATCCTACACCCTTTACTTCTTTGTAAGGTGATAGTTTTCTTGGGTCTAATTTATTAGCAGATAATCTCTCTATCAATTTAGGAACATCTGATTGAAGACCCCACCATGCAATTAACATATCAGGGTCTTGCTTTTGAATATCAATTAAGAATGCTTCTAGCATTTCTTTCTCAGAACTAAATCTTCTCAATATGCGATTAGATTCATCATGCCAATCACTCCACCAATATAGATTAATTTTATTGGTATAACTATCGTAAACGGATATAGCAGTAATGGCTCCACCATGTTTCTTATGTTCTTTAGGTAGCCATTCCATATCCCAATACCATTTACGCATATCATATTCAGGAACATTCTCTAATTCATCTACGCAATATCTACGAAGTATAGGAACATCTCCTTCCCAAGTTGCGGCAAACTTTTTTCTAGCATTCTTCATATCTTTAGGATGAGTATAGAATACTTTAGTCAAAGATTGTTTGTCTAAATTATAATATTGTCCCTTCTCATATTTGAAGAACCCAGTTTGTTTAACCGCTTTACCCCCAATCATGTAGTGTTTAGTCTTGTAAGTCTCAGGTCTAATATCTGTAGAACGAATAAAGAAATAAGGATTGAAGTTAGAGATGGTCTTCTCTTTTCTTTCCCGATTCTCATCTCTCCATCTAATCTTGATAGATTTATCTCCATCTGTCCAACAAATTATCATATCAAATCCCTATCCTCGGCGCACGAACTATCGCACTATTTTCTGTAACCATAATTATGGGTTGGTCATCCCCAATAAAAATATTAATTGTTCCTTTCTTACCAAAGAATTTGTGTAATGGGCCACTGAATAATACAGTAGCCGATTCACCTACAACTTTATTGAAAGGTAATTCCTCTCTATAAGAGGATATAATCTCCTCTGATGAAATGATAAACTGTGGTCTAGTTATATCATCTGAACTCATAAAGTTTAATTTATAGATTCCATTGTTTACAATCTCACATGCATCTATCGCATTATACAGTTCCTCTGCTGATACTTGAATACCAGCATTAAAATCTATAACCCCAACCGTTGGTATAGTCTCTAATTCTGACTCCCAAGTTATAGGGTATTGATTTAAGAATCTTCTAATTCTACCATCGAAAGGATGTTCAACTACAATAGGCATTGTAGCCCTCTTACCTGCTGATTTCATAACAGCAGTATCATTAACTTCAAAGGTTATTTCATCAGACATCTTAACCATATACTTTTTAAGATTCTCTATATCTAAAACAAAAGAACTATCTTCATCCTCTGTTTCTACATCAACATGAATAACCGCTGTGGTTGATTCATCTGAATTGACTAAGAATAACTGTTGTTCTCTTAATTCAAAATGAATATACTTACCAAGAGACTTTGAAGATAAACCTGAAGTGGTTGCCCACTTACCTTTAATCTCGACTTGTTTCAGTGCATCTACCATCTCTTTTTTATTTACTTTAATTTCCATTTTAATCACCTTGCTCTCGCTAATAGGGAATGACGGGATACCCCTACCCTCGCTATTCTGAAGGAAAACCTAGAATTGGCCCAAGCGATTTGTCATTTTTATTTAGCAAACCCTACTCTAGCGAGTTTAAATTTCCCTCTTTTGCATTTCAGGGATACCAAGCCACTTCGCTTCTTTTGAATTGGACTCAAAAATAGTCCAAGTCTTTCCTACAATGTGTGGATTGGTTTTACTTGCTTTCAGTCTAGCAACATACTTAGTATTGTTACCTACTGATTCATCTCTAATGCTAATCATTTGCATCATCTTATCAGGAACATCCTTATTCCAACTAGCAACAAAGCCGGTTGGGGTTGGGTTCATGTGGTCGCCAAAAGTTGGCTTGAGATGGGTAATGAATACTTTATCACATTGTAGTTTTAATACACTGATAAATAATTCATTGTGGTCTATATTCCTAGCACCATAGGCGGTTGGGGGAATAGGTTCTCGCATCTTCTTTCTATCTCCCTTCACTCTTTCAAAGCGAAGTTTGTTAGTGACACAATCATTCCATTTATCCATACCGTCGGTAACAATAGCCCTAACATTAGTTTTATCATCAGCAATCATTTCTTCAGTTTCCCTAACGAAATTAATTGCATTTTGCATAGTTAATGCATAGTTCTCTGTTCCATCTGTGTTGTAATGATTAGGACAATACACAAAGATATTTGGGTCTGAATCCCAACATGATTTCCATGTTACTTCAGCACCATCATCGAAATCTAAGAAGCGAATAATATGTCCATCTTCTATTTCTTTCTTGGTTCGTATGTCTAATCCTAATCCTGACTTACCTTGTTTAGCCTTACCTTCTATAGAAAGAACCATGAAAGAATGTTTTCTTTCTAGTTGTTCCTTTCTGGCTTTAGTGGTCATCTTCTTCCACTGTTGATATTGTAATTCTTTTTGAACTTCAGTATCTACTGCTTGCTTTGGTTTACTCATTGTTGTTAAACTCATAATTATCTCTCCTTGAGTATGACTAACGGGGAAATAGATTCGTGGATACACGGCCACTATCTCTAGTTTTGTGATTTTTCTATTATTATTAGATAAACCCCATTGTTCATTGAATAGTTTCCTATTCAGCGAATGTCATTCAAAACCAAATGTCGCCGTTGTCCTCCTCCGGCTGAACATATACTTCTGCACTACCATGTCGGTCAACGACATATAGTCCTAGAACATTTATACTCACATTGCTGAGTTCTCCATCGACTTCACGTTGAGAAGTTCGACCTGCAATTATAACATTGCTACCGATACCAAAGTCAATATCAACATGACTTGGAACCCAACAAGCGGTGGAAGAGAAACCCTCTCCTTCATAATCGAAATCAGCATTCAAGTCACTCAAAAAGATAACTCGGTTGCCATTATCGTATGCTTGTAGATTCATATTAGCCACATTACCATCAGTTACTACTAGTCTCTGATTGTATGGTTTGTGTGAGTTCTCTGAGTGATAACTATCTAATGTAGTTAGAGCAGAAACCTTTTCTCCTAATACCGATTGAATTACTTCTAAAGTATTCTCACTGGAGTCTAAGTAGTTGAGAGAAGCAACTGTGCTTCCATCTTTTCTAGCACTTAGATTAGATGGGTTGTTAGAGTTAGGAACACAATCAAACTCACACCATGCAAATGTGCGTGGTTGGAAAGTCTTTGCTTGTTCTCCATTTACTCTAAGAACATACTCTTGATATTCACCATCATTTATTTTACCAACAAAGAGTAGACTTCTCTGCCAACGAGTAGCAGGTAGAGGTTTACCGTAGTTAGGATTAGGTTGTCCACTATTCCAAGCCTTTCTATCATCGACTGGAATAATCCATCTATCATCATCTACTTGCATAGGTTCTGTATCTGGTAATTTTTCCATAACCTTGGTATTATTCTCACCATCTTTTATTAGAGAGACTTCATAGTTACCCTCTGATAGTTGAACTGCCATAGCGACCTTTCCACTCATTAATAGAGAGTTAGCATCTCTTTGGTATTCAGCCAAAAGACTGTTACGGTTTCTCTCTTCCCAGTCAGTTGCTTGTTCAACAGCCCAAAAGAACCCAGTTGCTTTTTGGGTATAGGTAGGGCCGGTATATTCAGTGGTTTGATTACTCTCTCCACCTTCGCTTTCTTTCTTTAGTCTCGCTCTCGCTTGACCAAACTTAGACCTAAATACACTACGAGCAACTAATAGTCCCTCATCGGTATTAACATCTAAACTGTTATCATTAACAATACCGTCGAAGATAGCACTTGCCTCTTCTACAGTAACGCCAATAACTTCAGCATATTTTTCTATTTCTGTTTTCATATTTTCATTCATATTTTTTCCTCCTTATTTTTTTCCATTTGGAATGTAATTACCTCAATTGAGATATAACCCAAGAAACTAATACTCTTGGGGTCATTGATTTGCCTCTCCATTCTGCTTCACCAACTGCTCTTAGATATTTGAATTTTAGATTTTCAGTTATATCACTTTTAACAATAACTTCATGTAATCCATAACAAATATCTTTTACAGTTTTTCCAGTATAAAGGGCATTATGTAGTTCTTCTAGTGCTTTGTTGTAGTTTTCACTTACTAGCAAATCTAATATCTTATCATATCTTTCTAGACTTTTATCAGTTTGTTTTCGTAGGCTTAATCCACTTGCAAGTGCGGCTTGCATTTCCGTTATTGTTCTACGAGTATCACCTTGGTAGTGACTTATAAACGTGTCCAGTTCCTCTTGAGAGGGATGAGAAATGTTCTCATTTGTCAAGATTGTCTGGAGCAATGTTCTAATTGTAGCACCTTCAATTTTAGAAAAGAAGTAATTAGCACAACGAGATTGTAGGGGATAGATGATTCTACTCCTATCATTAGCAGTAATAATAAATCTAACATTATCTGAATATCTTTCCATGATTCTCTTCAATGCATTCTGAGCATCAGGAGTCATACCATCCATCTCATCCAATAGAATGATTTTGAATGGGACATCTCCTATTGCTCTCTGTTGAGCGATATCTTTTATGGTAGTCCTAACTACTTCTAGTCGCCTATCATCACTAGCATTGATTTCAAAGTAGTTTGAATCTATCTCAGCCTTCAATAGTTCGTTGGCTAATATACCAGCGGCAGCAGTTTTACCTACACCAGCGGAGCCGTGTAACAATACATTCGGCATTACTTTATTCTCTATCCAGTTCTCTGCATCTAACTTGAAAGTCTCTTGACCTACTAGTTGTTGTATATTCTTTGGTCTATATTTTTCTGTCCATAACATGTTAATACCATCCTTCTAATTTTAATGTTCTATCTGGAGTAATAGGAGCATTTCTAGGTCTTACCCTTTCTTTGATTCCTAGTATCCTAGTCTCTTCACTTTTCAATCTCTTCTTTGCCCACTGTTCAAACTCTTCATCTTGTAATAATTGAGGCAGCAAATAGCCTTGATTTGGTTTGAGTTTTAGTCTTCTAAGTATATTTGGGACTTTAGAATAATTACCCTTAGATGGATAACTAACCTTAGAATACATTCTGCCATCATGACAGTAAGTTAATAGTTCATAAAAGTAGTCTGAAGACCACCTTCGTTTAACTACCCCATCAATAAATGCTAACTTATTTGGATGTAAATTAATACCCAACCAAGTTAGTATTTGAACATCAGGGGGTTTGTTGAATTTTAAATTCTCTAACACTTGTTCTCTGTTAGTATTTCTTAAGAAGTCACCTATCAAATCAAAAACACTCATCTCTATTTTATGAGGCTCTTGACTTCTAGGTGCCAGTTCTTGTATTTCGTTTATTGAATAAACTACTGTTCCCGCTCTCCTCAATTTACAGGAGTTCTTAACTTCCGCTGGAACATTCTTTTCGTTATTAGATGTTAATACGACTTTAGTTTTACAATGACGTATAACATTCATAATTACATCTTTGTTAGGTTTGTAATGAACCTCTTCAATAATAACATCAGTAGTTACAGACTTCCAATCTCTATCTTCTATCTCATTCGCATAGAATATAATTGGGTTCTCTACTAGGGTTTTAGCCATAGTAGTTTTACCAGTTCCGCTTTTTCCTGTTATTAATATTGGTCTTTCTTTCTTTCCCATTTCGACTAAACTCAAGTCAATAACTCCTTTATTCTTAATATTTTATCGAACCCTTTTTGGGTTAAATGGTGTTTATTAGATACTAATCTAAGTATCTCTAAAAATGAATCAAATCTATTATTTGATGATGGTAAATCTGGAATCAGTTTATAAAATTCTATCAGATTATCTGTTCTAGTTACCCTTAGTAAAGGATAAGGTCTAGAGGTTTTCTCTATATCTTTCAATAGAGATTGTATATTGTGTTCTCGTAGTGTAGTTTGTAGTAAAGATAAAAACTCTAAACTAGTGGCCCTAAAATTGATTCTCATTCTAATCTTATAACCTATAGATTGTTTAATATCTCTATAGATTTCCACTTCGGGATGAGCCATAGACAATATAATACCTTCAAGTTGTTCTTGTGTAAACATCTATTGTCACTCCTAAGTAATCATTTTTAATTTTCATATATTCTAAGCCTTCTGATATTAACTCAGATAACTCATCTGCTTCTTCTAACTCAGTTGGGAATATCCATTGGATACAAGTTCCTCTGTATAGCCCGAATAGTTTTGCCATTTCCAAATCTATGTATTCTAAAACTTGAGCAAACTTATCTACACTTATGGTATCTCTTATAGCATGATTTAACATTAACATATCTCTATCCCCTATTTCACTATAAACTATAAAGGTCATAGTTGTTATTTTACCATAGGTATTAGACCATTGTTCCTTAATATTATTATCAGTATAGAATTCCAACGTCATCCCTCATTCATTTATCTTCTCTGAATGCAAATTGACATCCTAATCTTATTTTGGAGGTGGAAGGTAAAGACCAAAATTCCCCATCTTCCAATCCATATTTTATTTCCAAGAATGTGCATAATTGTTTTCTATCTAAAATTCTTAAGTCTTCATGTATCTCTATTCCTAGTATTTCATCGGTAGGATATTTAACAAAATTATCAATCACAACATATACTAGTCCCATCAAATATAGGATTTTCTTCAATAACCACTGTATCATATAGGTGGGTATTAATGCCCCCCATTTATACTTTGTTACCATACAATAATGTATTTAGCATTTCTTTTAATTTGAGGTTACTCATGGAACGTAATTTACTTCTCACTTGTATGAGACTCAAACCACCTTCAGTCATAAATCCAGCCAATATGAATATCTTAGCATCCTTACTACCCCACACTCCATTGATACAATGTTTACAAGTTATCTCTTTAGGGTCATTGGTGGTCGCATAATTCTTACTGAGTCTACACAATGGCTTACCACTCTTCATTTCTTTAAAATTTAGAATGGGTTCATCTCTATTATTAGTTGTTAGAAATGCCCCATCTAAGAAATTCACATTGAGATGAATATGCCTTTTAGCATTAATCTTTGATGCTAATTCAATCTTACAATCTTTGCAAGATACTATATGAGTATCAGTGGTTATCTGAGCATGTTCTAGTGGTTTACTGCATAATATGCCACCACTAGATAACTTACCTTTCCACATGCATACACTCATTACATCATCTCCGAAATATCTTGTATTGTATTTATATCTGCGACTGGTTTATCAGTTCTTATTCTTAGCATCCTTGGAAATCTAAGACCAATATTACCATCCACATCAGTAGTTATTAAGTCACAAGTTACTTCTAGAACTATTCTAGGTAGTAATTCATAAGTTCCATTAGACACTCTCTCTACTATCTTTTTACCTTCGCTAGTCAAATATAATAAATCTATATCTGAAAACCCAGTTCCTATACTACCAACTGATATGAATTCATTACCATCCTTTACAGCAATATCATACGAGCCGAATACGGTTGACCTTTTACCATCCCCATATCTAGCACCAATTACAACTACATCTAATTCAAATCTAGGTGGTTTATGTTTAGCCCAGCCCTTTGAACGCTTTCCACTTTCATATGTAGTATCTAGATTCTTAATCATAATACCTTCATAACCATCATTAATGGCTAGATTATAGAATGTGTCGTTATCTGTTTTAATTAGAGTTCTAACTGCTTGTTTAGGAAATTTAGTTATGAAAGGTATTCTATTTCTCAAAGATGAATCCATTAGATTTTCATCATTGAACATCATACAATCAAATACTCCCAAGTTTACAGGGCATTTTTCAATAGCCTCTTCGATATTCTTTGAATGTATTCTAGTTCCCATCTTCTTGAATGGTGTAGGTTTCCCCTCACTATCAATGGGGTATATCTCAGTATCAATAATAAACGATTCTTTGATACCCCAAGACAAAACCATCCTAGCAATATCTGGAAACTTATTAGTCACCACCTTACCTTTACGATTGAAGATAAGTATAGTTTCTCCTTGGCCCACTATATCTCCTTTGTGGATTTGATACCTAGCACCATCATATTTGTATTCTACAATGTAGTCTTTTGGCCAATTTTCTTTCGGGACCACCTTCGCTAACATCGGTGATATGAAGCGACCTACTTTCAAATCGTTAGGTGGCTCTTCTCCTCTAAAATAGTAATTAGATATATCTGCCAAACTATGTAATTGATTATGTTTCTTTACCTGCTCATTAGTTCTATTGTAGACTTTAGCCAGTAGTTTCCTAACCAAACCTACACCAGTTCCATTGCGAGTAGTTCTTAACCAATATCTAATGAACCACTTCTTTTCTAAGGCTGACATATTAGAGAAGTATATATGGAATTTACGATAAGATTCGCCATCACTCTTACTACAATCCATACTTAATAATTGGACTATACTACTTAGTGAGAAATCAGAATCCTCTGACCCTTCATCGAAATGATATACTGCTTCTCCAATATCACCATGAGTATAGATAGACATCTCTATTTCTTCAGGGAATACCTCCAATGAATTAACTATCCATTTGAAAGCCTTTTTACTAGCCAAATTATTAACTGGTAAATCTAAAGATAGGACTTTTATCAAATCATAATTGTGTTCAAAGTCTTTTGATAACAGATTAATACTGCGGTTAGGGGTTAGCCCCTCGACCACTTGATTTAATCTACTAAACTCTATCCACTTCATTCTAAATCCCTCCAAATATCTTGTTCTATTTTTCTCACTTTTCTACCTAAGAAATAAAATACACCTACCGCTGAGAAATAAAATACACTTATTACTAACATTAGTATTAACTTATCATTCACGTTTATCTCTCCCTAAGACCTTTCCTCTATTTATTTTTAAATCACCCAGCACCCATCTAAGTGCATTGATGACTCCTTCCAAACCTTTGTAGTTTCTCATATGAAAAACTCGGTTTTTCTTATCGCCATTTTGCATTAACATGTAATGCTTATTCTGTTCTTGTTCAGCCGCAAATAGTAATCCTTCTATCTCTTCCCAACTTCGGGAGTAAGAGAAGTGTTCACTATCTTGGTGGTCATTCATTCTTCCTCATCTCTTTGAGGAGCAAACATTTGCATCATTAAAGCATTAGATAGACCAATTGCATGTAATGTCTTTTCATCACCTGCTCGACCTGCTAATCCCATAACCATTGTATTAAATGCCTGAATCATAGGTAGTGCTAAATTCCAAACTTCTTGGGCCACTTCAGCATATTTATAATTATCATCTTTAGTTAGAGTAGACATATGTAGTAAATGGAATAACATGAAACCATGTCTATCCTTATCACCAATCATTGATTCTACTTCACCCTCAAATGAATTTACCATCTCTTTTGGTAAATTATCTTTCATCCATTTCCCATGAGTTTCTACCCACTCGTTATAATCGTCTTCATTGTATATCCATACCATTTTCATCACTCCAATCTAGTTCTTTTGTTTCTTGTTTTACTTTTTGTAGTATTTGTTTAAGAGTTACTATCTCTTCAAGGTTAAACCTCGCTCCTTTTTTAGTTGGTTTATTATTCTCATAAAGTCTAATATCAATATAATCAATATTCCAACTTCTTCCTTTGACTATCTTCCACTCTTTAGTTGCATCTCTAGGGATTCGACCTACTAGTTGGTCATCTTCAGCCATTATTAAGCACCCTCAAAATCAAATTCATCATCAGTTGCTACTGAGTCAGAAGACCATAAACCAATCTCTTGTGGTTCTTTACTACCACCATCAATAAGCACAGGGCTAAAGGTTACTTCAACACTAGCCGAATAATAATTACCACTATCAACTGAATGCATATGTTTAGCAACTTCAACTGCCATCTTACCATTGTAAATAGCATCATCATATTCAGCCACTATCTCTCTATTCTTCTTTACGAAATATTTAGTATCTTTATTAGTCATATCTGTTAGGACTTTAGCCATACCAAAGTTCTTCAATATATATTTCATATCAGAAATATTTGATGACTCTCTCCACATTTCAGGTTCTCTATTTTCCATTGCTTTAATGGAGTTAGCCAATGCTTGACCAACTATCAATTGGCCCCTCATACTTAGAACAAACTCTACACATTTTTGCATAGAAGATACATCCTCTTCACCTTTCTCTAATACAACTTTAATTTTATCTTCTTTCTTTTCTTCATTCTTCTTCATTATTTTCACCTCTTTTATCTGGAGTGTATCCTCTAATACAGAGAACGCACTTCCTAAATCCTCTATGACTAAAATTAGAACATCCCTTGGTTCTGCACATCATCTTCTTTCTCACCTACCAATACTTCAGATGTTAATACTAAACTTGCCACAGAAGCAGCACTTTGAAGTGAAGATATAGTAACCTTCACTGGGTCAATAATACCCGCTTCAATCATATTACATGGTTCACCAGTCTTAGCATTTAGAGATATATAATCATCAATTATTTCTATTCCAGCATTATATAATATTTGTTCATATGGGGCAGATAGACAAACAGTAAAGATGTTATCTCCATTACTATAATCTAATAGAGAAGTTCCACCACCCGCTATCACTCCTAGTTCCATTGCTGCTCTAGTAGCATTTAACGCATCATCAACTCGTTCTTTCTTGTCTCTCATTTCTACTTCTGAAGCAGCACCGATTCTTAATACGGCTACTCCACCCAATAGTTTAGCAACTCTAGTTCTCATCTTATCTGCCACGAATTCATTCTTCGCTTCAGGTAGATGGGATTGAATCATATTTACTCTAACATCTATTTCATCCTTAGAACCTGCTCCATTAATTAGAATAGTTTTACTTTCTCCAACTACTATCTTCTCGGCTTGCCCTAAATCTTCTAACTTTACCTCTTCAGGTTTAATGTTAGTTTGATAATCTAAGAATTTACCACCAGTAATAATGGATATATCTTCTAATAGAGCATCAGATATGTAACCATAATCTGGTGATTCAATAGCACAACATTGTAGAACACCATTCATTACATTAACAATCATATTAGTTAATGCGTGTTGTTCTAGTGAACGAGATATAACTAGTAAAGGTCGCTTAGTTTCTGCGACTAACTCTAGTATAGGAACTAGTTCTTGAAATCTGATAATGTTAAAGTTAGATACTAGAATATATGGATTATCTAATTCAGTAACATTGTTTTCTTTATCTAATGCTAGATGGTGACTCCTATATCCTCTATCTATTTCTATACCTTGAACTACATCTACTCCAGTAGTCATATCCTTAGATTCCTCTACAGTAATTACTCCATCTTTACCGACAGTCTCTACTGCTTTAGCGATTAACTCACCGATGAATTCATCATTGTTAGCAGCAATAGATGCTACACTCTTAACCTCTTCACTATTTTCAATAGGTTTAGCCATAGAAAGTAGATATTCTGAAACTGAATTTGTTAAATCAATTAATTCGTTAGATATTTCAACTGGATTTGCTCCTGCATTTATTGCCCCTATACCCTTTTGACAAAAGGCTTGGGCTAAAACACAAGCAGTAGTAGTTCCATCACCCGCTTTATCTTGGGCTTCTGATGCTACTTCAATCAATAATTTAGCACCCATATCTACAAACTCATCTTCATGATGGATACTTTTTGCTACAGTAACTCCATCGTTGACAATAATTGGCTTTCCTCTCTCCTTCAAGACCACCGTTCTAGCCATTGGTCCCAAGGTGGGCTTAACCGCATTGGCGGCCAAATTGATACCCTCTAACATCTTCTCTCTTGCTTCATCTCCTAATATAATCATATTTATTCCTCCTTCTTTTTTAGTGAACTATTTTTCTTTAGTTCAAAGTATTCTTCTGTCCATTTGTATGGGTTCTCATAGTAGGATTGTAAATCCATAGCACTATAATTTAAATCTTGGACCAAATGGAAACCCAATAGAGTTACATTAACTTTAAACTCAAACCATTTTGGCCCAGTAGTATTAGCGTCCTCGTCATAGAAGTTCATTCTATCACCTTACATAATACACTACTATTATGAATAATAAAGAACTCACCAATAATTTCTTTCTTGTTTGGTTCATAAAAGATATACTCATCCTCTGATAAGTTATCCACTTTATCCCCAACAGATACCACTAAGGCTTTATTATTCTCACTCATAGAGAAATTACCCACTTGGGTTTTTGCTTCTCTACAAACAATCATCTCTCCATATGCTTCTAATTTCATTCTTCTTCATCTCCTAATTTTATAATTTTTACTTTACTATAAGTAATATGTTTAGCCTCATTGGGCCTAGTGTTCATCCATAACTGATGTTCACCATCACCCAACACTATCGCTGATAACATATGTATCTTCCAAGTATTGATGGTTCTCATATCAGTTCCACTAAAATAAGCAGAGCCAAATGGATGAGTATGTATCCAACACTTAATTGGTAATTTCATTCCAGTTAATCCCTCAGAGTCTTTAAATTCTACAAACGAAGCACTACCATAATCAATGAATAATTTATTATTATTATCTATTACTACTTGCACTTCTCTTGGTGAATCAAAGGCAGACATACTCATTTCCCAAATAGTATTCAGAAATTCTCCTGCTTCTTCTCTAAAGAGTTGATTGATGGCATTACCATCATCGAAGGTATCTTCTATCTCCATCTTCCAATGCCCATTTAATATCATCAAATATTCACAACCTTATAATCAGCCACATCATCGTTATTTACAAACCATCTTTGAATCCATTCAGCAGCCATTCCAGCAATGGCAACATGGGTGAAGTGTAAGTTTTGTTTACCTCCATCCCACTCATCACCTTGACATGAGAAACTTCCATTTGGACCTGCGAGAACAACATCATACATATTCTTAGGAGTCTTGTAACTAATGTAAGCCCCATTACGACCCTGCGCCCTCAAATCCAACCATTTACAAGATGACCTATAAAGTAGTCTCCTCACATCTAGATTATCTGCACAACAAATAACTAAATCATAACCTTCGATTTGTTTCTCAGTGAGAATAAAATAAGGTTCGGCTTTCTTAATAGATGGGTATCTATCCTTCATCACCTCTACCTTTTTACTTTCAATGTCACTATTCTCAAAATTCTGATAAGAGATGTTTTTCTTCTCCACAATATCAGGGTCATTAGCAGTTATACTATACAATCCAGTCTTATCTAAAAGCGGAATAAGGAAACTCCCTATACCACCAGTTCCTATAATCAATACTTTTCTTTTCATATTCATTCCTCCTTTTTAACTCTAGTAAAGTTAAGTCTAATTCCTTCTTTCTCCATAACAATATCAACTTCTAATTTCATATTGGGTGGGGTTTTCGCTAATTCTGCGTCTATTGTTTTCTTAATCTTTTCATTAAATTCTTTCATATTTTCATCTCCAAATAATCTTTTAATGTCATCAAATCTTCTTCTTTGATTACCATTGGTTTAACCTCCACAGGTTTGTTAATCTTCTTAACTTTCCTTTTTCCTATGATTCCAGTTATACACTCTGGACACATACAGTGAACTATACTACTACCAGTAGTAATAGAATTAGGATAACTCACTTTACATATTTTACATTTGCTTCTCTTAGGAGCATTGGAGAATAGTTTTTTGAACATATCTGCTCTAACTGTTCTCGACCATTCTGCTCTTAGAGAACCTAAGTCCTCTTCTTCCACCTAATCACCTTTGGGTGTATAATCTGGGTGGTCTTTTGGAATGCGATGTAATCTTCTATCTACAATATTCTGCAATAATTGTGATAGACTTTTAGTTCCAACATTAAATCTTTTTTCTGCTACGTCATCAGCCATAGGAACTAGTCTAGATTTAACTTGACCAATAACTATTGCTAATTCAGGTGATTCTAATATCGCCTTACATACTTCATATTCTACATGGGTAGTGCTTTTTGCTCTCATTATTATTCCTCCTCTATTATCTTACTTAACATAATATATTCATTTATATCTTGTTGACCAATCGCTATAACCACTGGTGCAAACCTCTTCTTTTTCTCCACTAAGATAGGTTGATTGGGGTAATTATCCGTTAAGGTAAAGTAAACACTATTTCCTGCATAGGTGTTTTTACCTGTTTTATTTATGAACCTATAACCACTCAAGTTGGTATCATCATAAACTATGATAGTGGTATCATTTACCTTTTGAATTATTTCTCTAATCATCTTATTCCCTCCACTATATTATCCACAGTTAACCCATTAGTATTTTTAATAGCCAATAGATTTAATATTTTATTGTAATGATTCTTAACTGACATCACCGATATTTTAAATTCAGCCGCTATCTGTTTTTGAGTAGACTCTCTAACGGGTCTAGTAGTTTCTACAAAATAAACTATACCAGAAAGATGAGAAGAAGACGGATAATTAGAGTCTATCTTATCTAAGTAAGAATATAGATTTACACAATCATTAATGAAACTTCTATCCTTACCTAACTTACTACAAAACTTCTCCAATAAAGAATTATAATTCGTGTTGGAAAATACGTGCGACTTGCCTAAGTTCCTAGCGTAAAGTCTAGACAGTCTACTTATAGTTTTAGAAGGAATCTCTAATATTTTAGATACTTCCTTTAAAGTATAAGAGTAGCCGTGTTCTTTTAGAACCATATAACCTATAGCAGCCATTCGCTCTTCATACCTCATTCTAGTGGTAAAGATATGCTCTTTACGCAACTTATCATAATAGATTCTCATATCCGATTTAGCGGATTCTGATAAGTTAAACTCACTAGCAGTCACGCTTATGTGAAAATTAATATCTCTCTGGTAATTTTGTTGTTTAGTTAACCCAGAAGTAACCGCCAGTCTTCTCAATTTAGCCCAACCTTTTATGTTGTCAGTTCCAATTACACTACCTAAAATAGTATCTTTATGTCTAACTAATTCTTTAGAATCAAATCTATTAATTGGCTCAAAAACTCTTTCACCTACTAATCCACAAGATATACAGGATAGTTCTCCTCTTACTTCTATACAAGATGCTCCGCACTCTACGCATTTCATGTTTTGTCACCCCAATGGATGACCGTTTCAGTTCTCTATTCCTTTTGGAACAGCGAAATTCTTTGGTCATTCTGTGCTACTTCGTGTCTACTATTTAAGTATGACTTAATCGTAGATACTCTATTTACTAATAAATCATCATTGAGTAATCCTAATGCTCTGGTTACGAATTGGTCGCCAGTAGGTGACTTATTATCTAAATTATCTACACAAATCGGGCCACGCCATTCTCCTTTCTCGCTATCTTCTTCATGAATCCAAACGAAAGTAGAAACATTTTGTTGTCCCTGTGATTTTAATCCTCTATCTGTCAATTTCCAATCAGCAATCTTACCATTGATATACATTATAGTAGGATTCTCTGATACATCTAGTAATTTATCAGGTGAACCCCAATTAATCTTAACTCTATCAGGATAACGGGATGATAAATGAACCATCAAATCCCTCGCTCGCTCTTTAACAACCTTAGAAGTTCTATTCTGATTTAGAAAAGCCACCATAAGATGTTCTTCTGCTTCAGTTGGTAGTCTCTTCATTACTTTCTCCCACAAAGCGGAAGGAGTTAGATTAGACCAACTACCTCGGTTCTTTTTATTTAGATATGAGTTCATATATACGTTTAATTCCCTAATAGACATTTGACCCCAAATACCATCAGATAATTCTATTGCTATTTTATTATCTCCTATAATGTTAGTCTTGAGTCTGCACTCAATCCTCTTAGAGTATTGGCCGTCTTCTCCTTCTAAATAGAAGTG